GCCGTTCACACCGTTGTTCCCGTTCGTGCTGTCTACCGTCTGGGCCGCTCCGCCCGCGCCACCGAGCCCAATAACAACCGCCTCAGTGGCCGCCAGCACCGACGCCTGGAAAGTACGTTCGCTGAACCCGCCGCCGCCGCCGCCGCTGCCGCCGGTGCGGACGGTCGCGGCGAGCCCACGACGACCAGAACCACCACCTGCGCCCGCGCCGATAGCAACGACCTGCACGACGGTCACGCCTGCTGGCTTTGTCCACGTCCCCGAAGCGGTAAATACCTGCACGTCTGGGGGCGGCTGTGGAGCACCTTGAGGCCCTTGCGGTCCCAACGTCACTACTTCTACAAGAGTCGAAGTAGAAATTGCTAGTGTTACCGCTATGCCGCCCCTGTCGATTACTTCTACAAGCATGTTAGAGCCGCGTAACTTCTGGGTCTACTGTAACTGATCCTTTAAGTATACGAATTACGGTTCCTCCTGGGGAAATAATCTCTAAGTCGTATACGGCAGTGACCCAAGAAAGGGCCGCCGCCTCGGCGGCGGTAATCGTAATAGTAAACTTTCCATTTACGCCACCTACCACAATTTTGCTGTTGGCGCTAGTTAAATCCATTAGAGAGGTCGGTGATGCAATAGTGGTCCGTATCTGCATGCTTGCAGAGTAGCCAGTAACGTTAACTGGCGAATTGTCATTGTTCTTCCAAATGACCTCTTGGGACCACGTAGACCCCTGTTCAATCTCTATGTTATAAACAGCGGCAGCCATACTAAGTAGCCTACCAGCCTAGGCAGCGGGCTTTTCCTTCTTAGTTGGGCCTTCCTTAGCCTCTTCAATCTGCTCAGACAAAAGCTCTAGCTGACCCATGAGCGAAAGCCGCCGCTCGTTCATCGTGGCTAGTGCTTCTACTGTCTTGTTGTAGTCTGCAATCTTCTCTTCTAGTTTTTCTTGTAGAGTCATGATGCTCCTAGATAGATCAGCGGTCCTCTAGTTTATCAAAGAACCGAAATGGGTTTCTCTACAAAAGAGCCACTTACCATGACCATTTCTGGTTTTTGCGTCCATGTCCCGCTCAGTAGCACGCGCATAACCTGCGTCGGAGGCGGGGCCGACGTGCCACGAAACAGCAACAGCATTGACATAGCGGTCGCCTACGACGTGGGGATCGGGTGGACGCGACCCCAGATGCGGAACTCTTTGATAGCGGTTACCTGCCCAGCGGTGCCGCCCGCGATGATCGCCAGCTCACTACCGGGCGGAAACACAGCAGGGCGCTCCACACGCATACGGTGATAACTGGCGGCCATCGGAACCGCAGTCGTAGCCATCTCAGTCGAGCCAAGCTCCATCTCACCCCACACGATCAACTGACCGGCGATAGCCGCAGGCGTGTTATTGAAACCCTCAACGGCGCGGGCGCCGAAGTCGGAGAAGCGCTGATCGACGGGCATGTTCCCCGTCTGCGTCGGGATGGGCAGCCCCGCCCGTGTCTCACCGCGCAGCTTGATCCGGTAGCGCGTACCCAGCGTCAGGGCCGGGGCGGGGGTGATCGCAACGTAATCGCGCCGCCCGTTGATGTTCTGATAAACGACCGCACCGGGAGCGGCAGTCAGAGCACTAAACACTTCAAGGACAAGCTCACCTTGCTCGGGAGCCACCACCTTGTGCGCGAGCGCATCCCAAGTCGCAGCAGCCGGAGCGGTGCGCGACGTTTCGAGGTCTGCGTCGAGGCGCACGTCGCTGTGGGAAAGGGCGATGTCCTCGTTCGCGTAGTACCACGGCCCGGCTGCGGCGTTGCCGCCGGTCGTGCGGTAGATGTTGTAGCCGACCGCTCCGGCGGGAAGGGCGGGTAGCGTGACCGCGATCCGGCGGTTCGCAGCCGTCGTCGCAAGGCTCGCGCTCGCGGCGCTGGCGATGTTCTCCCGGCCCACCGCATCACGGAACGTGATCTTGTAGGAACGGGTGAGCGAGTCAGCATCCATCCCCACGTCCTGCGCGGCGGTAGCAACGGCAGGGGCAGCCACCGCCGCAGGCACAGCAGCCTGATTGTGGTGGTACAGCGGGTAGCGCCGCGCCACCTTCATCACCTGCTCCTCAGCGGTAGAAACGAACATCGAGCCGCCCTCAACGATCAGCAGATTCCCTGCCGGAACCTTAATTGTTGCAACCGGGGTAAGCGCCTGCGTTTCGCTCTGCGCCGCTCCAACAAAGGTTGGCGGGGCGCACTTCCACATGAACGGCTCACCGACAGGAAGCGGATCGACCGGCTGGACCTTGCTGGCTAGCAGGCTAGCTGGAAGGTCTGCGGAAACATCGAGGGCCAGCAACTCGGCAATACCAGTGCCAGCAGCCTGGTCCTGAACCCCTACGGGTGTGCCAGTCATTCTAGTAGTCCACCTTTGTAAGCATCATCACGCCGTATTCACCCAAGTATCACCATTAACTGCATTAGTCGGGCTAACAGAGCCGATCCACTCAACGGAAACGTACCCGGTAGGCCGGGCTGTTCCCGCCGCTGCCCCATGATTAACATAGCCTTTTCCTGAGGCGCTGGAAATCCAGCTAGTGCCATTGTAGAGATAAGTGTCGCCGGTCGTGGAGTTGTAATAGGTCTGCCCTGCTACGGGGGCGCTGGGTGCGGCGGTCAAAACCGGCTCGACTGCTGTTCCAGTAAATTTAGGCATCTAGTTAGCCTAGCAGAGTTACCCTCTTGGTGTTGGCGGTCTGCGATGTAGCAAACGTAACCGTAACGTCGCCAGTCGCCGCAACGGTAAAATCGGCAATCTCGTGGGCACCATCAGATTCGTTTTGAACCTGAACTGCAATGCCTCTGGTAGCGCGCAACCCGTGTGTGGCCTGCGTAATAGCAATTGTGGTTCCTGCACCGTGCGTAGCAGAAGAGTAGTAACCCGCCGCTGATAGTCCGGTTTCTCTTGCAGTCTTGGCCGTGGTCTGGCCGGTACCACCATTAGCAAGTGCAACCGCTGTGCCGTTCCATACTCCGGTTCCGATTGTGCCAAGGGTTGTGATTGATGCTTGTCCAACATAAGATGTTGAAATATCAATTGCGTCGGCCGCAACGGTGATTCGGTTAGCGGTGCCGCCCGCATCAAGTGTGTTGCCCGTCTTAGTAAGACCGGCCCCCGCTGTAATCTGTCCAGCGCCTGAGAACTGAACCCACGGAATTGCTGTGGTGTTTAAGGTTCCGCCTGCGTCCGCAGTTGCGGTCCACCCAGAATCGCTGTTAGTTGTACCGACCTCAACCCAAGTGAAAGCTGAAGGAACTTCGGCCCACGCATCCATATCAGTTGCTCGTGTAGGAGCACCAGTAGCGTTTACTGTGTAGATGCCGTTTTCTGCCCCGGCCGCCTGGTCCTTGATTAGAATTCGGTCGCCCGTCGCCAGTGTAATCCCGTCAATAACACTTGTGTTCGCAAACGAGGCTGCTAAGGTTCCCGCTGCTGTCGTAGCCGCCCTTACCGATGCCTTTGCGTCAAGTCCCTGATTGGCAATTTGCATCTGGCCGAGATTAACTGCGTCTGTGGCCGCTGTACCATCTGCCAGCCCAGTAATCTTCTGTGTACCAAGCGCAACAGGGGCCGTGGGGGTCGCCATTTGGTCAAGGCGGTTTGTCCTAACAGCGGTGTCAAAGTTGGAAACTGTCGCAGCTAGCTGCGTGCCTGTGTGGTTGGCGCGAGCTAGCGGATCAGTAGCCAGCTTCGTATTGGCAATGCTTCCGGCAAGGTCGGCGTTAAGGACTGCGCCGGTAAGGTTCAGTTTAGAGTAAGCAATAGCCGCCGCCGCAGCAATGTCTCCATTAACAATAGAGGTTGTCAGGTTTAGCTTGGAATACGCAATTGCGGCGGACGCATTAATGTCAGCGTTGACAATCGACGTTGCTAGATTCAGTTTAGAATAAACAATTGCGGCCGTAGCACTAACATCAGCGTTGACAATCGACGTTGCTAGGTTTAGCTTGGAATAAGCAATCGCAGCGGACGCTGACACCTTAGCGTTGTCGATTGCTCCTGCCGTAATTACAGGAGCAGCAGCGGCTGTGCCCGTGCCTCCAAGGTCACCAGCAAGCTGAACAATACCCTTAACGCTTGTTGTTGCGTCCGCTACCGAGCCAGTTGAAAGGGTCTGAAAGGCAGTGCCGTTGTAGTACCTAAGGACGTTTGAAGTAGTGTTGTAGTAAACCTGACCATTAACGGGTGTGCCGGGATCGGCTGAAAGGTTCTGGATGCGAGCATTCTGAAGCTCGTTCTTGTTTAGGTCAATATTTGCGTGGAATAGCATTAGTTAAGGATAGCCTTCCCGCCGAAGGGGGACTTGAAAGTCAGCGTAACTTCAGTAGTGCTGACATAGTTTACGTCACCAGTAATCTCTGTGCCGCCGGAATCAATTACTTCGATTGCAGGATATTTGTTTAGCGTATGGGTCACTGACCATGTGGTAGCGGGCACAATTTGTGTGTACACATAGTTTGCATCAGAGCCGAGGCCGCCCCCTGCGCCTGGCGGGCCTTGAGGACCAGTCGGGCCAGTAGCTCCCGTAGGACCGGCCGGGCCAGTAATCTCTGCTGCGGTTAGGATGTGAGTCCCGCCGCCAGCCTCTTCAACCTTTACGGGTCCAGTATAAGTGATTTCAGGCATGAGTTAAGTCTAACACGAAGAAAGCCACCCAAATTTGGGTGGCTTTCGTAGTTTGCAAGGTGGTCCGGGGGTAAGCTTATTCAGGCTTCTTAGGAGCAGGCGAAGGCTTGGAGCTTCCAGCTTCCTTAGCGAAAACTTCCTCCGCTGTGGGGCCGGTTAGCAGGTTGATTGGAAGATCAAGGTCGCCACGGCCCACATCTGGAATCTGTACTGCTTCAGGTGAGGACGGATCGGTTACTACGTGGTCTAGTTGAACACTAGTCTCACTTACGTTGACCTTGTTGCCTACTGGCTCATTCTGACCAGCAACCTGAGCGTCAACAGCCTCGTCATTGACGGTAACTGTTGGCTTCTGACCAGCAGCCTGTACTGCCTCGTCGCCAACAAGTGCGCCCTTTTGTGTAACTACATCGTTTAGTTCAGCCATTGTCTTAATTTCTCCCTTAGCCGTTTGCCAGTCCGACGCCGCCGACTACGTTAAGCGCTAGTGGGGTCCGGGCCGCTGTAAATCCAACGCGCTCTTCTGCGCGGAATACGGTCTGGTTAGTGGTGAAGTAAACGTGTGAGGACTCGTCTACAGTTAGTCCCTGTCGGTCTAGAATCAAGCACTCGCGGAAATCTCCGACAACTACGCGGGATTCGTTTGTGCCTGCGCCGAGGTTGGTGGGTACCCGGTTTGAGGTTACTACTGGGTAGCCCCAAAGACTCTTAGTCGGGCCACGGTAGCCTGTGCGGTTCTGCCCGAGTGCGGGACCATTTACTGTCGCGTCAGCCGGTGAGCCGATTAGGTAAACTCCCTGAGCGTCCTTTGACTTAAGAATGCGAGTCCAAGTGCGCGGGTGCATCAAAATCGCTGATGGGGCACCGTGGTTTGTCTCTACAGCCGCGATTGCATCTAGAATCGCGTCAATAAGGGCTGCTTCCGTAGTTGAAGTAAGCGGTGTAGCACCAATTCCAGGCGTGTTAAGGATTCCTAGCGGCTGACCTGTGCCCGAGCCTGTAATGAAGGCTGTTTCTTCAAGAGCAGTTAGACGCTTTGCCAGGTCCGCAGTTACCAGACCATCAACCGCAGGGTTTGAATCTGCAAGTAGCTGGTTAGAGATTGTTGCTAGACCGGCAGCGGTGAAGACGTTTGCAGTGACAGTCGCCAGCGTAAGTCCAGTAGACTCAGGCTTAGCGGCTAGCTCTGCTACCCATCCAGCAGTAGTGCTTAGGCCAATCTGGTCAAGCTGAACAGCATTTGTTGTGACGTTTAGCTTTGAGCAAAGCGCGCGAAGTACGTTATCAAGCTCGATTGCCTCAACAATCTGGCGCTCGACGGCCGGACGGACAAGGTAGCCACCCTGCGCGGGTGTACCCTCTGTCATGGCCTTGCCCTCTTCGTTTAGGCCTTCAAAGCCCTGGGTAAGCCGGTCGCGGGCTGCTACAACGCCCTTATTAGCAAGGCGAACATCGTTAAAGAGTGAAAACTTGCCTTCGTCGTAAGGATCGCTGACTGACTTACCCTCTTCATCAACTGCAAGCGTAAATTCGCCAGCAGGCTTCTTTAGCTCTTCAATTGTTTCACCAAGCGTAGTTAGGTCGGAACGTAGTCCCTTTACCTCTTCTGCCTGAATGGCAGTCTCTCGCTCAGCAGTTAGAACATCAAGCTGTGGCTTTAGCTCTTCTAGGAGCGCCTTAGCCTCTGCACCCTTAGCGCTATCAGCTTCAGCGGACTCAACGGCCTCTGATGCCTTAGCCTGAAGTGCGTTTAGTTCCTCGGTAAGTTCTTCAAGGGTTTTCATCGTGTCTCCTAGACTAAAGCCCGCTGTGACAAGTTTTAGTTTTCTTTAGTGCTACGTTCATTAATACGAGTAAAGATACTGCTTAGCTCTTCAATTAAGAACGAAATGGTCTTTTCATCCTCTTCACGAATTTCTCCATCAATTTCTGGCTTTGCTGGAATCTCTAGGTCCTGTAGTGCCTTACCAGCCACCACGCTAAAGGAAGTTCCTGGGTGAACAGGAACCGGAGTGATAGATACCTCAGTGAAGTCCATGTCCACAATCTTCCTACCCGCCTCTGTTAGCTTCCGCTTAAAGAAGCCACCAACAGAGAGGCCGCTGTAAGTTCCTTTCTTGATCCCATTGTAGATGTAATAGAGCGGTGAAGTAGGTTCTTGCTTATCAACGCGGGCCTTCATTTTCAAGCCCTTGCCCTCTTCCTCTTCTAGTTCAAGCACACGGCCAATGCCGTGATCGTGCTTGTGGTGGAAGCAAAGGCTTGCCTGTGACTCAAGAAACGACTTAATGCCGCGCTGAAAGGCACCCTCTGCAAAGTTCTCATCTTCACGGTCCATCCCATCAAACACGGCCGCATAGCCTTCAATGACAAGATCACCGTTGTCAAGCTCAGTTACAACCTGATCCTCAACTGCTTTTCCTTCTAGGTCGAAGTCATATTGGAAGGCAACGACATTGTCGTTGTCCTCAACTGGCTTTAGGAAAATCTGTCCTGGCAAATCCATAGACTTAATAGGTTACGACCCACTATGCCAAGAGTAGGTCTTTCTTACTTACCGGAACCAATAACCCAAGCACTGCCGCCAGCCAAGCTTGTGTAAGCCAAGGCGGCCACAACGCCAGCGCCAGTATTGCCGGGAGCGTTTGCAGAAGAAACGAGCGCGGTGGCAGCCGCAACGGCCGCTGAAACTTGGGCGGCGGTAGAAGTTGCGGCAGAGACTGCATCCGTAGCCACATTGACAGTAATATCGCTGCCTGACACTGTTACCGTCAGCGGCGTAGACGCCCCTGCCACTACATAGCTAATCCGAGTGCTGTTTCCGGCTACGCCAGTGGCGGCCGCCGTGAAGACAAGATCATTGTTTGCGCCAGTTAGCGCAGTTGTAAAAGATGCCTTTGTCGGAAAGCCTCCAGCTACAGACCGGCTACCGACCGGCCCCTTTTTTCTGTTTGCAAGTCCCATTAAGCTAAGTATAGACACGTCCTAGACAAAGTAAAGCCCCCAACCATCGCTGGTCAGGGGCTTAGAGGGAGGCGAAGCTTTACTACTGTATCACATTACAGAGAACAAACGCCGCCAACACACGTTTCTTCATCCTGCTCTACCAACGTGCCCTCCCGCGCCAAAGCAAACTCAAGGTCAACTGGTGTCTTAGGCTGACCACTACGAGCGCCGTCTGGATAGCAAGTAATTCCACGCAGGTCTGGGGCATACTTCATCAGAAGATCACCAAACTGCTGTTGTTCTGTTTCACCAGTAATCGGCGCTGGCAGATTAACCGTAGAGGAAATCGCATGGTCTGTATAGCGCTGTAGGTACTCTTGCATGGCAAATCTGCGCTCTACATCGTACGAAAGCGTGTGAGCATCTTCGATCAACTTAGGGTCAACGCCCTGCTCGACCAGCCGCTTAGCTACCGGGTCTACAACGTAAGTGTACTCCCAGCGGTCGCCCTTGGGACCAGCCACGCGGACGCCGCGCTTCTCTGCTGTAGAGAAAATTGGCTCTGCTGACGGCGTAGTCTCAGCCACGATGCCATTTGTGCCATTAGGAGCGATAGCCGTGGCTGCAACGGAGCGCGACAATCCTAACTTGTCCTGTTGATCGACCGCATACTCAAGCGCGCGTCCGTACTCTGCCATGTAGGGCTCAAGAACCTCGAAGGCTTCCGGCGTTCCATAGCGAACCTCGCGCTGCAATAGAAACTCATGGATTCCCATAATTCCTAAACCTAGCCGCCGGTTCTTATCGCGTACGTCATGCACCTTTGCGTAGGGAAGCTCAGAGTAAATGGTTCCAGCGGTGAGAAATAAGCAAGCATCCCTAACGGCCTGACCAAACTGCTCCGGTGACTGGAACCGACTCAGCACCAGGCTGCCTAGGTTGCATACATCGGAATCATCCGCAGAAGTAATTTCTGTGCAGTTCGAAATGATTACGCCCTCAGCCATAAAGGAATGCTCAGCCGCCTTCACATCCGCGCAGAACACATCCTCAACGCCGTCTGCCTCAACAGATACAACTTGAACACTAGAATTAGTAGCACCTGGAGCAGATACATGAAGCTTGTTGCCGGGCTTTAATTTGCCTGCGGAAACCCTAGTGATACCCGAAGCCTCTACTAGAAACTCATGTGAAGGATCGCAGCGAATGCTTTTGTTGTTGGTCATTACTACCTTAACGATGTCCGCGTTAGCCTTTGTCTTTTCAAAAACAATATCGTCGGCCCACCGCATACCCGTCCAGATAGACACCGGGTTACCAACAATGTCGGATACTGGCTTGTAGCCCTGGCTTGTCAGCACGTTTGTTGCTGCCGTAACTGGTGCGTTCCTCAGTACCTCCGCCGCATCCTTTCCGCGATCAATTGTGAAGCCCGGCTCCCCGGTCGTAATCATCTTGTCTACGACTTTCTTGTACACCGAGAGCGCTACATCGTGGTTTGGGTTACGCTCGTCCGCATAGGCGGCGAAAAACGCATCATCCAAGGTCACAGAGATATTAGTCATGTCTAGGGGCGCTGGGGTGGTGTAATCCTCAGCCTTTTTATCTCTAAGCCACTGGGGCCAGTCCTTTGCTCGAATAAACTCTCGAACGTCCGGATGGGACCAGGGCAGCCCGGACCATATAGCGCTCCGCCTCGCGCCTCCCTGCATAACGTTGCGGCCGGTTTCATTAACCATGTTCATCAGCGGAATGGGTCCAGAGGCTGTGCCTCCGGTCCTCGTAATGATGGAGTCTGCCTCTCTGATGCCGCCGTACCAAACCCCGATCCCAGCGCCCGTCATTAACGCTAAGGTGGCCTTATACTGAAGCTCCCCCCAACCCTCGCGTGTATCTTCCGCTCGAAGTAGGAGGCAGTTCTGTACTTGATGAAAATCCCTCCCAGCAGCATACAGATACCGGCCGCCGGGCATAAAGCGCCTATCCCTGATTAGTTCAAAAATGGTTTGGGAACGATCAGTAGCGTCGGACGATCCAAACCGACCATCGAGAGCAGGCATCACATTGCTGACTACGCGCTTGGCTGTGCCTTCCCATTCCTCATTTTTATCAAATGCGTATCGGGCCTTATAAATACTATGTGCGAAGCTGGTTTCGAATGGGGCTGTAGGCAAAGCGAAGCCCTCCTAAGGGCAGGTTAGTTTCCAAATATGTGGCCCTCTGACTACAGGGAGGGCGGGCTAGTGTTACTCGCGTAACTCCACTCGTCTGCGGGTCCAACTATCTTATCAAGGATCGTGTCCCTTGTCAAGCGATACGGCGGGAGCTTGCAAAGGTGCTGGTCCACGCGAACAACGCCTTGAATATATGCAACTAAAAGTGCTTCAGGATGCAGATTCAGCTTCCGGCAGAGGGCCATCAACGCTAACACCCCTCTCAGCACAATACATTTCATAATACCTTTGAAAGTTCTGGTTGTTGAGCGCCTCTTTGGCCTCGTCAGGGTCAATCGGGTCAAGGTTGTTCCAGCGCTTAGTTGCTTCATCGCAAATTGGACACCTAGCAAACGCTACAGTATCCGGCCAATCTTCACAGCCCAATTCGCACCGGCGGCCCCAGGGCATTTAGCCAAGTTCCTCAGGGTCTATAGTACCGATAACGGCTGCTCGCACAACCTCCAAAGTAATTGCTAGCGCAAGAAATGCCCATAACGCAAAATCATAGCTTCCAGTCAAGGCCATAGCAACTCCAGAAACCAGGAAAGCCGTAGTTAGTGGGTGGGGCATTTAGAAGTCTCCTTCGATTTCCTTGACAGTAAGAATATTGTGGGTAGCGAAAGCCACCGGCTCGCCGTCCGGAGCATTGCAAATCACAAATTCAGAGCCTTTAGCCGCCGCCATATTTAGAGCAGTCGTTGTCTCTAGGAAATTTTCGTTAATGACGATGGGCTCAAGCAGTCCACGCATTGTAATAGCTGTAGGCATTATTCGTCCTCCGGCGGTTGTAGTTTAGGCCAAAGGTCCATTCTATCGTCGTTCGCGCAAGCCTTCACAAAGCCGCCGCCCCTGGCCTCCATAGCTTTAATATCGTCAGGGTGCGGCGAGCTTATTGAGGTCTTTCCTCCGTATTGAACTCGTACCTGCTGATCCAGCCTGTACGGCATGACAAATAGCGCCTCACGCTCGCACCCAGAGGTAAATACTCGCTTCACGATAAAAGACCCGTCCGGCTGCTTAACTTTGATTTTGTAAACGTCAGGCTTACAGTGGTCAGGAAGGTGCGCGCCGCCCTGGGCTTCGACCCTCTCCATTAATTCAAGTAATTGACCTGGCTTAAGTTTCATTGAGCCAGAAAGTATAGCAGCTAGCGCTTACGTTTTCTGGGGACCTTACCCCGCGCATAGCCGTCTACGCGCACCGGCCGCTTTCGGGAATTTGGTCCACGAGGCGTCCGCACATGACCCTTTACCTTCACCCCAGAACCGGCCCCAGGCTTCCGCTTACGCTTTTTTCTTCCAACAGTTACGTTTTTAACGAGCATTAATACAGCTTACACGGTTATCGGCAAGAACGCTCTGCGGCAGCGCGGGTGCTCTAGTCGATTTTCTCTTGCACGGTCGATGCTCCATGTTTGACCGTCTGCTTCTTGACACGGCTCATCATGGTCCCGGCCATCCGTTACAAAAACCTCTGTAGAGCCTGCAAGCTCAGCGACGGTCAACGTGCCTTCATTGTAAGCTGTCATAGCTTCAGTGAGAGCAATTGTCTCGCTTTGATTCTCGCGCCAGGCCACAACTGACTCCCTAATGATCTTGTTAGCCTCTTCCCGGTCCTCCACGTCGGCCAACTTCTTCACAATTGAATCTCGTAGTGTTTTCGTAATGTGGTCTACATTGCTGCTGCGGTCGATCACGTTTGCTGCAAGCTCATCGTAATCAAGCTCAGCATCTGAGCCTGAGTGGATTACCGCCGCCGAAATAGCACGCTGGGCACCAGCCTCAAGCACAGACCTGATTCGATTTGCAAAAGTAATCCACGCCTCAGACTTACGAATGCGGCCGCCGAGAGCCTTCCCTTCTGCGTGGTCTAAGAGCGCCCGCTCCAATGGATAGATAGTGTCCTGAAGCTGCTGCTTAATGTAGGTGGCCGCATCATCCACAGCTTCGTCGCGCTCACGCTCTAAAGGGTCCGGCGGGTGCTGCTCGACCGCCTTTGTTTCAATTTTATCCAGACGATCAAATAAATCATCGAGGCCCTTTCCCTGCCGGACCTTAGAGTTTGGAGGAAGGTTTCCGTCTTGCGGAAAAGGCTTTGTGTTCTCTCCCTTAGGTGGCCGCCCGGCCTCGCTTCCAATTGGCCTATCTGCGAAGCCGCCCTGCCCGTCCTTGTCAAGCTCTTCGCCGGGCAGGTTCAAGACCATTTCGTCAATTTCTTTGTTGCCAGTAGACGGATGAATTCCGACCGGGCCAAGGAACTCACGAATTTCTCGCACCTTGACGCCCGGAGTCACCGCGAAGTCGCCCGCCAACTTAACAAGCTCCTCCACCGGCATAATGTAGCGGTAGTCAATTTTGTAGTCGAGGCCCCACGCCGACACCAGCCCATGAGTAATCCGCTTCTGCAGCTTGTCCATGAACGGCCGCATCGTTTTCGTATCAAACTCACGTCTCGCATCGGCAACCTTATTTCCGGCTCCACCCTGTTCCAGCAACCCAAACAACACCGGCGAGGTTCTAAACTGAGAAAAAATACGATCCCTGGACATTGTTGATGCCTCTTGGTACAGCGCGTCCCTAGCAGACGGAGTTAGCGTTGAGGCCTTTAGGCCCGCTTCCAGCACCAGAAGCTCACCAGTTTTACGTGACCCTGATACACGCGCGCGTAGCTGCGCGCGAAGCTTGTTGAAAACGTCCCTAGGAACGCGGCGTTCCGACGAAATAATCATCGAAGGGTCAGCCTTGTTTTCGTAGTAGGACGCCATAGTGTCGGTCAGAGCAAGCTCAACGTCGTATGCACGGCCGCCGCCCTTGATGAGCCCCATGCCGTAGAAGGCTGAATGCGGGTTGGGCAGCCGCAGATGCATAATCTCGTCTGGGGAAATAGTCAAAGGCTCCCTAGCGCCGGGAGGATTGTACTCGTAGCCCTTTGGTCCGAAGCTGCTAGGGATAATTTTTACGTGGGCGGGGCTGAGCCGGTAAAGCGCCAGCGGGTGCCCCTCTTCATTCATCCTCCACTTGAACCAGTACGCATTGCCAACAAGCAATAAATCAATGATGAGAAGATCAACCAGTTCTGCGTAGTCCATGAATGGATTGGGCTGTTCAAGTAGGTCTACAAGCCCCTGCGGCGCAAGCTTCCCATCGTAGCCAAAGGTTTTGCGATTTAGTAGCTTCTTTCCATCTTTCTCAAGATGCCATTCTGCCGTAGAGGTTGTATCGGCGTACAGACGAACGCAGTCCATTACCCAATCAATGGCTTGGGTGCCGCCGTAGGAATCTAGGTGTCGGGCAGCTTCCGCCTGAGAGAGTTTTGAGTCTTTGCGCGCGGCCCCAGGGCTGTAGACACTGATGGGGTCAGAGCCTTGTAGCGCCGGGTGAGCCGGAATCGCCTTTCCTTCCGGCAGCAGTGCTTGCTTAATGTTGAAAGCCATAGACTTGTAGTTTTGCACATCCCCCGGCCTACTGGTACTAATCCTCCGCTTTACTCATTTCGTCCGGTCAAAAGAGGCCATGACCACTTACCCCAGCACTTTTACTAAAAGTGCTGGGGTTGCATGTACGTCAAAGCCTGCTGTAGAGCCAAGCTTTTGACCCACTTTCGTACCACTTGCAAGGCGACAGACTGCCATTTAGGGCAATTAATCGGCAGCTTGAAATGGGCGCGCAGACGTGGTACACTTCTCTCATGCCAACTATCAGACCAGAGAAGGAACTTCAGACAGCGGAAGTCGCGGTGCGCCACGCTCAAGCCGTCCGTATACGGCACCGGAAGCGCACAGAACGCAAATCTCCGCAACGAGCCAAGGACCTCGACATTGCTTTAGATCGCCTTCGGGAGGCTATGAAACCTCTCAGGACTGAGATTGCTAGGTTCCCCTATGGCCCCCAAACCGATGTAGCAGACACTAACCGT